GTGACGCGAATTTCTACAACTACGCCGGTCTGCCCGCACTGCGGTCACAGGGCAAAGAACTACCGCAAGCAGCCACACAACTACATACAAGCCCAGAACTGGGCAGACGAGATGCTCAAAACACACGAGCAGCTCCCCTGCAAGAACTGCGGCCGCTTGACGGTCTGGAAGCGAAAAGCAAAGGCATGAGAGGCATCCTGGCGATTGACCCAGGCGAGTCTACGGGCGTGGCCTGGGGAATAGTAGACGACAAGACACGAGGGAAGGCATATGAGGCGGTGGCCGAACGGCTGCATGGCAACTCCACTACGATTTCGGGAGAAGAGGCGTCCCAGATCCGCGCGCTGTACCGCCTCTGGACGGACTTCAAAAAGCTCTGCGTGCAAACAGCCCTACTCGACCCCAAGGACATAGACCTGGTGATAGAAGACTTTGTGCTGTTCCCCGGCGAGAAGCCAGGCCGGGCAACCACGACTCCTGAACGCATTGCCTGGGGCTTCGAGGGCTACCGGATGGCGCAGTTCGATGCGTACCGCAGGAGCTGGCCCAAGCACTACACACCGGTCACGTGGCAAAAGTCAGGCGCCGCCTACAGATTCAAGTCAGACAGGCAGCTCATGTTCAACGCAGGCATCTGGATTCGCGGCAAGGAGCACGAGCGTTCTGCGTTTGCTCACGTGCTCTTGAGAACCAATGTTCTGCTCGACAACCGGAGGTAACATATGTCCTTCTTGTATTGCCGGCGTTGTGATCTTGCGTTTTGTGAAGATCACGAGCACCTACATCCTGACCTACCAGGTCACGAGTTGAAGGCAGATGAGCGCGCGAGCTTCTGCTCCGTTTGTGTTGGAATCTTCAAGCCGCTTGCGGTTGCGGGGGATGAAGCACCGTGAGCGACGAAGCCGTCATCCGGGAAGCGCTTGAGACACTAACGGCCGATGAACGAGCGTGGCTCGCGACGATGCCTGTGTGGGCTGGCGGTGTTGGCGGTGTTGCGATTGCGACCAAGTACGACCGTCTCGTCTCCCGCCTCGAAGCCGCCGAACGAGAACGAGACGAAGCGGTCGGCAACTGGGACGCGTGGCAAGACAAGTGCTTCGCGGCTGAGGCTGCGCTCGCCGAAGCACGAGCGGCGCTGGTGATAGCCAAAAGTCTTGCCATTCACGTCAGCGATTTCGCATATAAAGAAGCGCCCGCCGAATGGGACGGGGGCGACCTCGGGTATTTAGTTGGCGGACTCGCATCCGAGGCGAACGATGTACTCGATGCCATTGGCCGCGCGGCGCTTGCGGCTGCGGGGGAAACAGCACCGAGCGAGCCGGGTGTAGCGGAGTCGCTCGCTGACAAGAGCCGCCGGAACACCGTCGAGGGACAGAGCGAGCTTGCCTCGCGGTCACTTCACGTGCCCGGCTCGCTGGGTGCTGGGGTTTGCGGCGCGTCACTTCCATTCGAGCCAGGTCCTGTGTGCGCTCGAGAACGCGGACATCTCGGCGATCACGTTACGGCGAGCGGCCTCTTCCGGTGGTCTGGCGTGCGGGGCGATGTCAAATGAGCACGGCTAGAGAACTGCGGAAACAGGAAGCTGAGCAGGAGCGCCAAGAGAAAGCCGACGACCGCGCCAGCCGCATCTTGTTCTCGGTCAAGTGTCTGCGGCCAACCGACAAATATCCATATGAGACTGCGGTCTTCGAGACGGAGCTGTCTGTTCCGGTCGGCGCGCGTAAAGAAGTGATTGAAGAGGCACTGGAAGCCTGGTACAAGATGATTGATGGTGGCGTCGCGGTCAGCGAGGCACTCGCGAAGGAGCGCGATAGATAACGGTCAGCCTCCAAGGCTTCATTGTTCATAGGCCGGGTACTTAGGAACCGGGCCGGACGGAAATGAACAGCCGCAAATGAAGTACAGGGGCTGACCGTTATCTAACGCGCGCGTACGCGCGAGCCGCTTGCAGAAACTTGTGGGAGCTTTGCTCCCTTTACGCGAGGGCGGGAATGCGCTAGGATCTCGTCGTGCCGCTCTACGATCCGAACAATAAGCGTCCGCTGCCGGTCGAGGGACTCTTGCTGCGAGATCCGGAATGGGAGGTCTTGGAGAGGGGCGCAGCCGACCAGGGCGAGGGTCGTGAGTTCTGGTGGGATCCTGTTCATGGTTGGGTCTGGCATCAAGGGCCAATCGTGCAGGTCACGGTACCTCCAAATCACCTGAGGCCGTACTGATGCCCAGCGGCGAGCACTACTACGGCAAGGACGGGCGCAAGTCTCTGCGTCGCAATCTCAAGGAGAAGCAAGCACGTGACGCCCGCAAGCCGTCCATCTGTGGCGCTCGTAGACGTGATGGCAAAGAGTGCAAGCAGGTCGCCGGTTGGGGAACCAATCACATCGGCATTGGGCCCTGCAAGTTTCATGCCGGCAACCTGAGCAGCGTCCGCAAGAATGCCATCGTGGTTGAGGCGCAGCAGTTCATGGGAGCACCAAAGGACATCAATCCGCTCGACGCGATCATGTGGTGCATCCGCATCTCGGCGGGCGAGGTCGAATGGTTGAGCACAGAGATTGCCAAAGTGCCGATGGAAGAATGGATTGAGCATGCCTACATAGGCAAGCAGCTGAACGTCCTGCAGCGCGCGCGAGCAGACGCGCAGGACAGACTCGTACGCTACAGCCGCGACGCGATCCAGCTTGGACTGGCCGAGCGCGCCGTGCGGCTGGCGGAGAACTTTGGGATGATGATCGCCAGACTTCTGGAGAACATCGCTGTCGAGTTGAAGTTGTCTCGTGCGCAGAAGGAGTTGTGGCCTGGCATCGTCCGTCGGCAATTGATCTTGCTGGAGGGCGGGATGCCGCCTGAGCGCCGCGAGCTGATCGAGGGAGAGATCATTGCCGAGAGCGAAGACGCAGCTGCTGCCTGAGCCCGACCCAATGAAGCCGCAGTATCCTCGGCTGCCGGCGGGCACGGTTGACGCGACGTTGCGCTATTTGTTCCCGAAGCCAGCGCCGTATATGGACAGCGCTGCTGACTGGGTGCGCGACGTTCTCCAGGAGAGCATTTGGTCTGGACAGGAGCAGATCTGTGACTCAGTCACAACCAACCGCTACACTGCTGTCAAAGCATGCCATGGGCCGGGCAAGAGCTTCATTGCCGCGCGGATTGGCTGCTGGTGGCTCAACGTTCACAAACTCGGCGACGCTTTCCTCGTCACGACCGCCCCGAGCTGGCCGCAGGTTCAGGCGATCTTGTGGCGAGAGATTCGGCGGGCCTGGCGCATTGGCAAGCTGCCTGGACGCATAACCCTCGAATGCCAATGGTATATGGGCGAGGGGAAAAGCGACGAGGAGCTGATCGCGATGGGGCGCAAGCCCGCCGACTACAACGAGCAGGCGTTCCAGGGACTGCATGCTCGTTTCATCCTCATTATTATTGATGAGGCCTGCGGCGTTCCAGAGACGCTCTGGACTGCGGTCATGACGCTGATGACGAACGAGAACGCGCGTGTTCTGGCGATTGGCAACCCGGACGATCCTGGCTCGCACTTCGCGCAGGTCTGCAAGCCGGGCAGCGGCTGGAACGTGATCTCGATCTCGGCCTTTGACACTCCCAACTTCACTGGTGAGACGATTCCAGACAAGGTCGCAGAGAACCTTGTCACGCCGATGTGGGTAGATGACCGCCGCCGCGACTGGGGCGAGGGATCTCCGCTCTGGCAGGCAAAGGTCATGGCTGAGTTCCCGGACATCAGTGACGAGTATCTGATTACGCCGGCAATGATCCAGACCGGCATCGACACCGAGCTGCCGGGGATCGAGAAGGGACGCTATGGCGCCGATGTCAGCCGTCTCGGCGTGGACAAGACCGTGATCTATCGGAATCGCGGCGGCGTGATTCGGTACGTGGACAGCTGGGGCATGCTGGACACGATGAAGACGACCGGCAAGTTCAAGCTGATATTGGATCAGCACCATCACACGAACCGGCCGGGCTTCGTGATTGACATCATTGGCCTCGGTGCTGGTGTCTTCGACCGTCTGCGGGAGATGAACTACCCGGTGGTGGGGTTCTCGGGTGCCGAGCGCGCGTACCGGCCCGACAAATTCAAGAACCGGCGCGCGGAGATTTACTGGACGTTCCGCGACAACCTGGAGAATGGCAACATCGATCTCGACATGCATGATCTGGAGCTTCACCAGCAGCTACAGAACATCAAGTGGTGGGTGGACAGCTCGGGCCGCATTCAGATCGAGTCCAAGGACGACATGAAGGATCGTGGTGTCAAGTCACCCGACCGCGCCGACGCTTGCGTCTATTCAACTGTGCATTCCGGGCCGCTGATTGTCCAGCCGGTTTCCAGCGGCAGTATTGCCTCTGACCTTCTAACAAAGGCGATGTGATGACTGAGTGGTGGGAGAAAGGGTACCCTGGTGGAGCGATGGTCGCGGTGCGGGGATTCCCCAGGCCATTGTACCCACCAGATGCCGCAGCGAAGGGCAAGAAGCATTCAGTCGATGGCCCTGACGTCGAGGCATACAAGCGTGTTGTCTCTCGCGCTGGGCGCTGGAAGTGGCAGGCATTCGATCAAGACTTCTCGAATCCGTTCAGCCATGGCAAGTCTGGCCAGGTGCCGGAGACCGGCGTTGCTGGGGTTCAGCGGCAGCTCGGCATCGACGACACCGGCTGGGTAGGCGAGAAGACATTCAACGGTTTCCGCTCGATCATCATCCCCAAACCTCTATCCCATGCAGGCGAGTACGCGATGGATGCCCGTTCCGTCGAGCTGATCAACGCGGCCTGGGATATGTTCAAGGGGAAAGAGCCTGCGCCGTCACCCCCAGTTGCCTCGGCGGCGCAGGCACGTCTTTCCAAGGCGATTCCCGAGATCGGGGAGAGGGAACACCCACCCAACTCGAACCAGTGCAAGTACACCGACTGGTACAACATGATCGGCCCTTGGTGTGCGATGTTTGTTACCTGGTGTGACCAACTGGGAGCCAATCCGACCAACAGCTTTGTCAAGGGCAGCAAGTACGCCTACGTGCCGTACATGGTCAGCGACGCGCGCATGGGGTACAACGGCTTCTCGATCACGAGCGACCCGCAACCGGGTGATCTCGCCTGCTTCGACTGGGACTGGAATGGTGAGTTCGATCATGTCGGGATCTTCGAGAAGTGGACGAGCAAGCCGAGCTTCCAGTGTATCGAGGGCAATACCTCGACCAGCAACAACTCTAACGGCGGCGAGGTCATGCGGCGAACGCGCAACAAGAATTCGCAGGACACGGTCTTCATCAGAGTCAAGGAGACGTAATGAACAGAACCTGGTCATACAGCGACGTAGCGCTGACCGCGATTTTCGTCGTTCTACTTGTCTGGCTAATTCACACCTGGTAGATGGCGCGCCCGAAGACAAGAACGAACACCGGCGCTGCGCCGCCAACCAATGAGATCGGCGCGGTTCTCAGCAGCGGCTTTGTACCGGCCGGTCTGGCACCGTGGATTACATGGGTTGACGTCGAGGAGCAGGTGCCAGAATTGCGGTGGCCAATGTCGGTGCGGACGTACCAAACAATGCGAGGAGACTCGCAGATTGCAGCACTCTACACAGCCACGCTGCTCGGGATTCAAAAGATGAACTGGTTGATCGACCCGAATGGCGCTGCTCCGGAGATGGTGCAGAAGCTCTCGATCGACTACAACATACCGATACTTGGTCAGAAGACTGACAACATCAAGCGTGGCCGTATGAAAAATCGGTTCAGTTTCCGCGATCATATCCGCCTCGCATTCAAGGCCGGCATCTATGGGCACTACTACTTCGAGCAAGTCGGCTACATAGGTGATGGTCGCAATGGTCGGCCCAATGACGGCTACTGGCACCTACAGAAACTTGCGGAGCGGCCGCCATACACGATTCAGGAGTTCCGCGTTGCCGAGGATGGCGGTCTGGTCTCGATCATTCAGAACGTCGTTCAGCCTCAACCTCAGAGTTGGCAAAATCCGATGCCGGAGATTCCTGTGGATCGCCTGGTGGCGTACGTCTGGGATCGGGAGGGTGCGAACTGGGCCGGCAAGTCATGGTTCCGCGAGTGCTACAAGAACTGGTTGATCAAGGATCGCCTGCTGCGGATCGACGCCATCAATCATGAGCGCGCGGGCGGCGTGCCGTACATCGTCGCGCATCCAGGAGCGACCAACGACGAGATCAACCAGCTGAACATGATGGCGCAAAAGTTTCGCGTCGGTGACACCGCTGGTGGGGCTGTGCCTTCTGGGGCCAAATTCGAGGTTGCGCGTGGCCTACAAAGTTCTGTCATCAACTCGGTGATCTACCACGACGAGGCGATGGCCAAGAGGTTCATGTTGATGGTGATGCAGCTCGGGCAAACACGAACCGGATCCCGCGCGCTCGGTACGACTTTCGTTGACTTTTGGAGCGCAGGCATGGAGGCGTTCGCCTGGTGGTTCGCGGATACTTTCAACGAGCACGTCATCGAAGATGACATCGACTGGAACTGGGGCACCGATGTCGCGCAGGTTCCTCTACTCGTGTTCGACTTCGATCCGGAGTTGGTCGTGGCCGACATCGTGCAGCTGATCAATTCTGGTGCTGTCATCGTTGATGATGAGTTGGAGGCGCAGATCCGAAAAGAGATGCACCTGCCGCCTGCGCAACATCCGCGCCCTGTTCCCGCGCCGCTTCCGCCGTCGGCTGGAGTTCAACAGTTGCCGCCGCCGCCGAAGGATCCCAACCAACCGGCAGGGCAACCGGCACTACCACCCGCCAAAACTGTCCCCCAGGTACCAGCGCCAAAGAAAGTGGGGGCACAGTGACGGCGGCGGCCATCTGCGGGCTCCCTCCCGGAATGGTCGTCGCCGTCTTTTCAAAAAGGAGGTTCTATGGCTAGGAAGGGAGCAGGCCCGAAGCCAGTTCTGCCGAATGCAAAGGCGAAGGGCCGAACCAACAACCCTAGCTTGAAGGGCGCACCGGCTGCACAGGTCGGATCGTCTTCAAGCTCCGGGATGAACGTCGGTGGTCGGACGGACAGACAAGCTCGTAATGCTGTTGCCGGTCAGGGCGCCATGCTTTCCAAGCAACTGAAGAAAGACAAGAGTACCGGCATGAAGGTTCCTGGCATGACTTCCCCAAAGGCAGTCGGCAGTCCGACCGCCCGCAAGGAAGGCAAGGTGCGGAGGCCGAGCAAGTAATGCCCAAGGCGGCGAGCAAGCAACAGCAGAAGTTCTTTTGGGGCGTGCTCGTCAAGACGGGCAAGATGACGCAGGCCGAAGCGAAGAAGCGCAGTGTCAAGGGCAAGGCGTACAAGAAGTTGCCCGCGAAGAAGGGAAAGTGATGGCTGCGAAGAAGAAAGGCAAGACGCCGGGTGGAACTCCCAAGGTGCCGTTCGGCGGTAAGAAAGCCGCCCCCTTCAAGAAGGGTGGCGGTCGGATTCAGAAGGGGGCACAGTAATGGCGAAGTCAAAGGCTCATCCTGGCTTCAAAGCTGTGCAGAGCAAGATCGCCGCGAAACAGGGAGTCAGTCAGGAACGTGCTGGAGCGATTTTGGCATCGCAGACGCGCAAGGCCAGTGCGGCGGCGAAGAAGCGCAATCCTCGGCTGAAGAAGGTCGCTATGCCGAAGAAGGGCAAGTGAAGTTCAAGCGCAAGATCCAGGCGTCGTCAGGGATCGGAACACCTCACAAGGGTGACGACGGTCTTTGGCGGATTGACAGCGTACCGATCTGCTCGACCGGGATCGAGTACAGACTCAGTACTGGACCTCATACCTTCACCGAATCCGAGTTGGCGGATGCGGTGCAGGCGGCGAGTGGCGCAGACGTTGCGATCAACGCGCCCAGGATCAAGCTCGGTCACAAGTCCAAGGCCAATGAACTCTTCTTGGGTGAGGACGAGCCAGCGTTCGGCCGCGTCGAGGGAATGACGCTGTCCGACAACAAGCAGACGGTCTACGGCTCGTACGTCGGTACACCGGAATGGTTGGCGAAGGTTTTGCCAGTTGCCTATCCCAGTCGCTCCGTTGACGCGCAGCTCGGCGTCGAGACGGTTACCGGCAAGAAGTACGAGATGGTCATCACCGATGTATCGCTGCTCGGGATCTCGTGGCCTGGTTGTTCAGTCCTGGAGGATCTGCCGCTTTGGTACGGGGCAGAGCAACCGGCCGGAGTCGAGATCGCCGCCAGCGTTGATGTGACCTCGATCCGCAAGAAGTTCTACAACAATGGCCCAGGCAAAGATAACTGGGACTGGTGGATTCGAGGCGAGCGTCTGGACACAGACGGTGCTTACACTCTTATCGTGGACGAAGGAAACGGCGACATTTGCCGGATCCCCGTCACAGTCGATGGCGATGAGGTAGGATTCGGGAGTCCTGTTCAGGTTATCGAACAGTACACTGACAAGGCGGCTGCGTCTGCGGCCGTGCTTGCCGGGATGAGGATGGCAGATCCGGCCATGGTCATCCATGCTTCGAAGGAGGAGACGAAAGGAGAGACAATGGACGAGGAACTGCGCCAGAGTCTCGCCAAGAGGCTGGGTCTGCCCACGGATGCCACCGAGGAGCAGATCCGGACGGAACTGGCGAAGCCCGTGGGGCAGACGCCACCCGAAGGTGGCGACGACAATGGTGGTGAAGGCAACGGCGAAGGTAGCGAAGGTGGCGAGGGCGAGGGATCTGGCGAGGGTGCTGGCACAGAAGGCACTCCTGCTGGTGAGCCTGCCGGCGTCAGCGCGACCGTCACGTTGGATCGGCAGACGTACGATCAGCTCAAGCGTGGAGCCGAGTTGGCGGTCAAGCACGAGAACGACCAGCTCTCCGCGCGCATCAAGGAGACCATCGAGTCTGCGGTCACGGACGGACGGATTCCGCCCGCCCGCCGCGAGCACTGGACAAAGGCGTTGGAGGCCGACTACGACGGCTCCAAAGTCGTGATCGATGGTCTGGAAAGAGGTCTGGTTCCCCTTCAGGCTCGTGGTTCGGCCGGTGGCGGGGACAACGGCGACCTGCAAGCGGGCTCAGGCGACGGTCTACCTGAGGAGTGGTTTCCCGAGATCAAGACCATCCGCGCTCAGGTCAACTCGGATCGGCGCGTCGTCAACGCGAAGGAGGGATAGTCGGTGGCAAACGACCTCATCCCGTACAAGCGACCAGGCGAAGATACCACAGGCTACGCTGTGGCCGCCATCATCGGCAAGCGATGTGTGCAGATCGCTGCAGCGAAGGTCAACAAGGCAGAAGGGCTGAGCACCACCGGCGAGGGCGGTACGTATCGCGTTGCTCTCCCGTCGGGTGCCGGCGCAAACGGCGGTGCCGCCAAGATGGTCTTTGGCGTCTCTAAGTACGACCAGTCGGTAATCGGCAAGCTCGTAGGCATCGTTCGTGGTGGGATCGTGCCGATCACGTCTTCGGCGGCGATCACGGCTGGGCAAGGTGTTCAGGTCGCAGCAGATGGCACGGTGGTTCCTTTCACCACTGGTGTCCAGATCGGCACTGCGTGCGACGACTGTGCAAGCGGGGCTGACTGCGAAGTTGCCCTCAACATCGGGTAGAGAGGAGGGGAAATGAAGAGTAGAGTCGAACTGGCCGAACCGATTGTGTGGGTTCCTGGACAGCCAGGAATCACACGAGCCCGCGAGGCCATCGAGGCGAGTACGTTCCCCAACCCGGTGGCACATCCGCTCGGCCCGCCGACCGTAACGGGCACAACGATCACGATGGACATCGCGTTGAACGCTCCGACGCGTGTCACTCGGACGTTGATGGATCTCACTCTGCAGCGGTTTTTTGCTGACAGGGTGTTCGCGTCGTCGGGTGGTGTCACCGGCGGTGCTGTCGTGTACGATCAGTTGCTGGCGAACGATCTGTATTCGGATCGTGACATCCAGCGCATTCAGCCTGGTGACGAATTCCCGATGGTCACCAGCTCGCGGCGCGTGCCGGCGGTTGCCGAGGTCGAGAAGTGGGGTGGCAAGTTCTTCGTGACGGTCGAAGCTCGTGACCGCAACGATGTCGCCGTCTTCACTCGGAACGTCCGGATGCTCGCGAACACCATCGTCCGCAAGATCAATCAACGGGCCGTCGAGGTTTTGGAGGCGGCTATTCAGGCGTCTCCGAACCGACTCGTGACCGGTGTCAACTGGGCAACGGTCGTGACGGCCGGTGCCTCGGCGTCGAACTCGAACCTGTGGCCTGGGTATGACTTCGCTCGTGCTCAGTCACAGGCCGAGACCGAGGAACTGGGGATCGTGTACGATCTCTGGATCATCAACCCGCAGGAGTACCTGCAACTGGCCCGGATCTACGGGCCGGATCTCAACAACCTACTCGCATCGCTGAATCTGCAGATCTTTGTCACCAACCGCGTCGCGGCCGGCAACGCCTATGTCGTTCAGCAGAACCAGGCGGGCCAGATGCGGACGGAGCAGCCTCTGCAGACCACACAGTGGTACGAGCAGGAGACGGAGCGGTATTGGACGCAGAGCAGCGTCCGGCCGTTGATGTTCGTGGACAACCGTTTCGCGACCCTGAAGTTCACCAACCTCGCCGGATAAGGAGGGAACATGGCAGATCAAAAGTTGCATGGTGCCGATCCCACCACCGTCGAGACGGAGGGATACGAGACACCTGATGAGTACGGGGGACAGGGCGATGATCGGATCGTCCGTGTCCTGCGGTTCATCTACACAGTCGAGCGGGAAGATCCTTCCGGCGCGACGACAATCGACACCCGTGAGGCGGTCGCAGGTGACACTGTCACCCTCGATCAGATCGGCTTGATCGCTCAGATGAAGGGCGAGGCATCGCACTCGTTCTACACCGACGAGGAGCGCGAGCTGCTGGAGTCCGGTCAAAACCCTGATCAGCCGCCCTCGTCTGCAACTGGCGGCGATATCAGCTCGATGGGCGAGTACGAGCTGGCGGAGTACATCAAGGGTGCGAACCCTGATGGCAAGGAGTTGACGGTGGGAGAGACGGTCGCGCTCGCGGGCGACGACCCGGATCTGGCTCACCGGATCCTGCAGGCAGAGAACATAGCGACTGATGGCGAGCCGCGCAAGGGGGTCGAGGCAGGGCTGACCTCGATCATCGAGTCGAGGTAGTCATGACGATCCCCAGGGGGCAGACTGGTTATGACCCCTCTCCAGTCTGCCCCCTTTATAGTCCCGTCGGGCCGTCGAACATCTTTCTCAAACTTTACTTCACGCTACGAGCTGGTGTAGGAGCGGACGGTAAGATTCCGATGGCAAAAGGGCTCGATCCGACCGTTGCAGCTAGAAAACTGGGTTTCAAGACTGCGCGCTTTGATCTAGAAAGTTCGCCGATCGCCTCTCAACTACCCGCTTATTGTTACTTTGGCGGGTAAAGCTGTCTCTACGGTTGGCTTTACGGCTCAACCGGCCGGACGTATACTCGGGTCTGTGATTGGCTCGTACATCGCACCGGTCAGAGGGAGGATCCTCAAATGACAGTTGTTTCGTTCACTGACTACACGCCGGTGCCGAGATTTGACAACGTTCCTTGGACGACGGTCATGATCGAGGAATCGACAATGGAGACCGGCCCATGGACGTTGATCGACACGCAGACCTTGTCGCCGGTGGATGCCGATCCGTCCGACCCGATGGCCCGGTCGTTCACGACCAACAAGGCGACGCTAGTCAACGGCTGGTACATGATCTCATTTGGAGATCAGTATAACAACGTGGTCGAGACGACACCGACATTCAATGGGCCACCAATTGAATGGACTCCGAGCCTGACCGACGTAGGTCACGTCGTGCTTTCGAGAACTCGTGATGTCAACGGCAACGTTCTCGGCACGTTCACCGATGCGACGCAGCCGACTGATGACGAGGTACGCTTGCTGATCGAAAAAGCTATCGCCGATGTCATGCCGCTGATTGGAACTGACATCCCGGAAGACTTGATTGCGGAGGCGCAGAACGTCACATCGATCCGAACGGCGATGTACATCGAGCTGACGTTCTTCGCCAATGAGGTCGCGACCAATCGTTCGGTCTATCCGGAGCTGAAAACTTTGTTCGACGAGAAGGTGGCGACCTTGTCCAAGGCGATCATCGCCGAAGAGTCAGGTCTGAGTCCGGAGGATGCGCTTGCCGGAGCAGGTACCAGTCCATACTATGGTGGCTATCCGCCTGATGACAACTTGTACTGGAGGCCGTTCTAGTGCCTGGTGTTCTTGATCTCCGTATCTTTGGCGTTCAAGAGGTAAATCAGATGCTTGCCAACGGTGGGCGTGCGGCCAGGAATATGAAACCGGCGCTCAACCTCGTCGCCGACGATCTGATGAAGAGAGTAATCGCTGTCAACTTCTCTAGTGAAGGTCGGCGCGGCGGCGGTAGTTGGAAACACCTGCAAGAGGAGACGATCAAGCGTAAGCTGGCTGCTGGTGAATCCATCAAGATATTGGTTGCAACTGGCGCTCTGCGCGATTCGATGACAGTACGTGATCACTCGGAGCAATATTTGCACATCACTAACCGTTATCTGGAACTCAGCTCATACCTTCCGTACGCAGTTGTTCAGGATGAGGGCGGCGGCAGAAGTGATCTTCCAGCGCGGCCATTTGTGGAGTTCTTGGAGAGCGATGTGTTTAGGTGGGCAAATATCTGTGAGAGATACCTGATCGACGCGATGAGGATCTGATGAGCAGCATGGTAACAGATACGATCTTTGGGCCGATCTTCGACGGCAGTCTGCTGACTCGCGCCGTCATGGCGACGCTGAAAACGTGGTATCCGACTTACATCAAGGAGATCGAGATTCAACGCGGATGGCCTACGGGACAGATTCCTGCGCCAAAGACGTATACAGAACGTTGGGCATTTGACTCCTATCCGGACGATAAGATGCCTGCGGTCGTAGTTGTTTGTCCAGGAATGGCACAACCTCCAAGAGCCGACGGCGACGGGACTGTCAATGGTTGGTGGGCACTCGGGGTCGGGATCATCGCTGCCGCGAGTACTGAAGACAATTCGGAGCGTCTGGCAAAGGTTTATGGTGCCGGCGCACGTCTAATTCTCAGTCAAAAGGGTTGGCTAGACGAGAGCTGGGAATTCAACGGCTGCGAAGTCATGGACGAGAGTTACATCGACGTTCCAGATATGGAGCAATCCAGGACAATGAGATCGGCGCAAGTGATTGCGCAAGTCCAGGTGCTCAATATGTGGAACGAATGGGCTGGGCCAGCAGCTACATCCGCCCCGGATCCTGTCGGTCAGCCTGGCTCACAGTGGCCGGAAGTTCAAACTGTATTCACTGACATCAAACGGATCGAGGAGGGATGATGCAATACCGATTTGTCGGAGATCATGCCGAGAACTTGGAGAGTGGCCAGCCGATTGGCATCGGCGAGTACGTCACGCTCGAAGAGAAGGACATGACCGGCGTCAACAAGACTCTGCTCGACGACGGCAAGTTGATCGAGGCAGAAGAGGTCAAGACCGAGAAGTCAGTCAAGAAAGAAGGTGAGAAGTGAGTACAACGTTGATTCGGCCTGGTGTCAACGTCACGCTGCGAACTACACCACCGGCGCTCGGCGCTCCGACCGACACTGGTGTTTGGTTCGCAGTCGGGCTAGCAGACGCAGGGCCGACGAAGCCGACTCTGATCAGCAGTATGACCCAGTTCACGACGCTGTTCGGAGCACGGGTCAGCTACAGCGTCTTGTACGACGCGCTCGATGTCTTCTTCCGCGAGGGAGGCGGTCACGCTTATGTGGTACGTGTGGTTGGGCCAGGGGCAGTTACAGCCACTCACAACCTGCTCGATGCCGCTGCTGCGATTTGTCTGGTGGCTTCGGCTCTGGGGCCAGGGGCTAGCGGTAACAACATCTCGGTTGGTGTTCGTGCGGGGCAGGGTGCCGGCAACTTCGTGATCTTCAGCGTGGTGGGCGGTACTGAGGTCGAGACCAGTCCTGATCTCGCCGATCCGCCGACCGCGATTCTTTGGGCACAGAACTCCAACTACATCCGGCTCACGGCCGGGGCATCTGCGAACGATCCGGCTGTTGTCGCTGCAACCGCGCTCGCGGGTGGTAACGACGACAAAGGGAACATCACGGATACTCAGTACCAGTCGGCGCTCGATTCGATCACATCCGACTTCGGGCCTGGGCAGGTCTCGGTGCCGGGCCGAACGAGCGACATCGGGCACCAGCAACTGGTCGATCATGCCGGTAAGCACCAGAGGGTCGCGATCCTCGATGCTCCGGACACTTCAACAATCGCGACGCTTACCGCGAGCGCGCTCGCGGCGCGCGTGGGAACCTCGTCCAAGTTCGGAGCGATGTTCTGGCCTTGGTTGATCGTTCCCGGCGTCGTCTCAGGATCAACCCGCTCCGTGCCTCCATCAGGCTTGATCGCCGGTCTACTCGCTCGTAACGACGCGGCCGGGATGGGAGCGGATCAGGCGGCGGCTGGTGATAACGGCGTCTCGCTCTTCACGACTGGTTTGTCGCAGCCGGCCATGACGGACGCAAACCGGCAGACGCTGAACACGTCTGGGATCGACGTCATTCGTCTGCTCTACGGGACATACCGCAACTACGGCTGGCGGTCGCTCGTGGATCCAGTCGCCGAGGTCGATTGGGTCAACTTCGGCTGCGGTCGGCTCTACATGGCCATTGCCGCTGATGGTCAATCGCTCGCGGAAGGGTTCATCTTCGACAAGCTCGACGGGCAGGGCAAGACCATCGCCTCGTTCAACGGGGTTCTCTCGACGATGCTCCAGCGCTACTACAACAGCGGCGATCTCTACGGTGCGTCGCCTGCGGATGCATTCTTTGTGGACACCGGCCCGTCGGTGAACACGCCGCAGACCATCGCCAACCACGAACTGCACGCTGTTATGAACGTCCGGATGAGTGAGTTCGCCGAGATGGTTCAGATCGAGGTCTACAAGAAGCCGATCACGGCATAGAAGGAGGGTAGATGAGCACTCAAATCAGAGGTACCCGGCAGGATACCTTTCTCGTCAACTTGCAGGTTGAGGATCCGCACAAGCCGGGAACATGGTGGGACTTCGGGATCTGGGACACCAAGACCGGCGGTGATCTCGACTCGGAGGAGCGGTTGTACTATCCGGGTGGTATGACTGCTCCGTACTCGCTTGGTGGTCGCATTTTGCCACAAGCGGTGACGCTGACTCGCAACTACCGGATCGCGAGGGATCACTTTCACGTCCAGAGTCTTCTCGACGCGGTTGGAAAGTCGAACATCCAGATCCAGATGTTCCCGATGGACAAGTACGGGAACGAGCATACCCCGGCTATCGTCTGGAACGGCACTCTCAAGACGGTTGTGCTACCGG